CATTGGCCGCGCTGTTGAACGCTTCAAGGTCACCGTCTTGATGTGCCTCTATCATGTGCTGAGATAGCCAGTCCTCTTGCTCTTTCTGGTCCTTTGTTTGCGCCGGTCTGCTGTATATTGGGTTATCTCTCCACGAGAAAAACATTGGGACATACATGTTGCCCCGTTCATTCTTGATTGCCCGCATGTACATGGAGTGAAAGAGATTGCCAACACCCTTTGCCGTGGACTCAATGATAACAACGGTGCCCGGCATATCAGGGATGGCATTGAGCATTGCCTGTGCTACGTCAGCGGCTGATGTGTTCCTTCTATTGCTATCCCACGATGGCAGCTCTGATATGTGTAGGAACGTAGGGGTTGAACCGCGTTCTGAGTCAGCACTACCACCCTGGGTCTGGCACTCAGAGCGTGAACCATTCTCCCATTCAATCCGATTGGCCTTTGGTTTGTTGATGAGGGCGGGGAACACTGCCGTGTCACATGCCTGAACTATTCTTGTTTGAATACGGAACAGTTCTTTCGTTGCCTTATCTTCATGTGCAACCGTCAGGGCATGGGCTTGTGGTGTGGTCTGGCAGTGGTGAATTGCCAACGCCTGTATCAGGGTAGAGCAACCCTCTTTTCTTGACTTGTCTATGATGATGCGAACGCACCCGCGTTCTCTCATCTGTTTGTCATACTCTTTTACCAGTGCCTCTTGCGCTTTCCGTCCAGCAATATCAAACGGAATAAGATCAAACCGCATAGTCTCTTCATTCAGAGAGCGTATCTTGTACTCAGACTTAAGACAGAAAGGCAGGTCAGCAAAGCACTTATCTCTATATTTTTTTAGCGCATCCATTAGATAGCTTTTAGTTTAGCTTCATAGTCTACCACCTCTACGGGTGTGTTTGCTGCTGCTCGTATCTCAGCTGACTTGTGAAAGTTCTTTGCAACTGAAGACATAAGTTTATCTTCAGACTCAATGAGCCTTAGTTGCTTTGCGTATTCATCATCATCCAGGCCACCAGAGTCTCTCAGTTTCCTTACCTCTGCCATCCTGGCTGCGGTTAGTCTGGCTGCTAATGCATAAACAGACGATGCATCTTGCATATCTGCTGCACGTTGTATCAGTATTTCTTGTACACTTATTAGTTCCGTTGACATGGCAACAGCATAGCACTAGGTTTGCTCAATGAGTAAACGTAAACAGACACGACATCGTTCTCCCCCTGATTTTGAGATCAGGGTGTCACCAGAAATAAGACACAAGCTAAACGCTTTAGGTGCTGCAAAACATGCCAGTCCTTCAATGTTTGTCCAGCTTATTGCCCATATGTATTCAATGGGTGTAAGGCATTCATTCACTGAAGGCCAGTGGCTGGTGTTGCTAGACCTGGCTTGCGACCCTCCCAAAGGAAACACTATGGAAGGTACAGTAAGCTATAAGATCAATGCGGATACCGGCCAGCTACTAACAGATGTTTGCCGTGTTATTCAAATGCCAATAGATACATTCATGCTGTTCTCATTACATGATGGGCTTCACATGTTTGAAAGTATCGTTACTCCAAATCGTCATAACCTACCGCCAACAATTCAAACAGCAGTAGGAAAGGTACAGGTGCCCCGTGAAAATTGAACCATTCGGCAGACGTGTAGTTGTTAGAAAGGATATGGACTATGGAACCGATGAGGTTGCATCGACAGTACAGCAAGGCTCAAGAGAGGTTATCATATACAAGCCTGCAGTAGCGCGTGATCCAAACAAGCAAACAGTTGGAACCATAGAGAGCACAGGCCCTGAATGTAAATGGGCACAGGTCGGTGACCGTGTGTTGTATGTCAGGCACCTTGGCGATGCGTCATTTGTTGGCGATGAAAACCTGGTGTTAATGCATGAAGAGGATGTGATTGGTAGGCTGATTGAAGATTGACATATAATGTGTGGGTAGTTAATCTACCCACACATAGTTGCTAATGGCCCTGTCACTGCTCCCCTGTTAGTGGCGGGGCTGTTTTATTTAAGTCATCAATTGATACCACCCCTTTCTTGCACAGCATAAGCAACATGATTACTGCATGTGGTATGTCTGTCTTGCCATTACACCAGCGCCACACGGTAACGTTGTTATATCCACCGAGGACCCTTCCGCATTGTTCACTAGATAGTGAATGGTAGTTCATGAATTTCTCTAGTTCACTCACAGCAATGGCTCCCATGTCTTCAGTAGTTTGCTTATTGATTGTTTGCTCCATGTTTTTCCTTCCCTGTTTGTAATTGCCAGCTCTCTTAGTTTGTTTGAAATTGCCGTTGGTCCCATACCTTGTTCTGATAGGGCGGTTATCTGTTCAACTGTTGCTAGCTCATCTTGGTTTGGCGTTAATAATTTCTTATCCCATTGATATCCATAAGGCGCCTTGCCACAATACCTACGGCCAGACCTTTTCAGGTGCTGCATTATATCTTTGGTTCGTTCTCCAATTCTCGCACGCTCCCATTGAGCGATGGCCCCAAGTATCTGAGCGACACAAATGCCAACCGGTGTAGACAGATCAATCTGTTCAGTTGTGGATGCGAACACCCACTTCTCCCGCTTACATCTGTCAATCAAATCACATAGGTCACTTAGGCACCGCGTCAGTCTATCAATCTTATGCACCACAAGTATGTGTCCAGCTCCACCGCCTTTCATAATCTGCAACGCTCGCTGCAATCCGGGCCTGTTGGTATTCTTACTGGACTTCACGTCTTGGATGACATCAATCACATCATGGTCATGTAAGTTACAGTATGCCTGTAGCTTTTCTGCTTGAACCTTCGGTGTTAATTCTTGTTTGTTTGTACTAGCTCTTATGTAAAGTACTGCGTTCATCTGATTCCCCTGTTTCAATGTTTCTGTATCGTATGCCTTCAGACTTACGAATCGTTGCCTTGATATTGTTCTCTGCAATAAATGTGAGTATGCCATCATTCATTCTGATGCATTCTGCACAGTAGGATTCGCTACCTTTGCCATCAAATTCAATTGTCATGTGTGAGTCACATCCACACTCAATACATTCTGGTACTGGCTCACAATCAAAGCAATGACTAGGCTCAACGCCATCCCCAATGGTGCCGCAATCAGTACGAACACCACAAAAATCACAGTAGAATGTTTCATAATCTGGATTAATTTTGTTTGAATACATAACTATCCTCTTGCCTGTCGCCATTGCTCAAAGTCGTGGCCGTGTCTTTCTTTCTCCGCTGCTCCTACCCAAAGCCATTCATGGTAGCAACTGGGCATGTCACAAATGTTGACGGATAATGATGGCTCTTTTTGAATGCACCAATCGGCGTATTCCATAGCCTCGCGGAACGTTTGGAACGTCCGCTCTCCATGGTCTTCAACCCATACAAGGTATACCTTTGATGTCATTATTTAACCCCCCATTGCTTTGCCATGGCATCGGCTATGCCTTGGTATGTCTTGCTTCTAAGCTTCCACCTGTCAGCACTGGGCGTGAGTTTATTCTGACCGCTTGGCGTTTGGTTTGACCAGTAACCACAATCAGGCAACTCCAACTCATTCGTTGGTTTGAGCAAAGGCAAACCCTTAAGCCAGAGACATGTCTTTTTTGACTCAGCATGGCCGAACATCCAAGGCTGGATGATTTGCTCCGGCTTTCGTATTCGCGTGCTGATAATGCTAACCGGATTCTCTAGGGCAATTCTTGGAATGTCAGCATCAAGTAGCTGGCGAACAAACTCCAGCGCCTCCGCTTGCTCCTTCTGTTTGTCTTTGAACCAGCGCGCACCACTAACAGCAAGATGAGTGCAGGGTGGGTGGGCAATCATCATATCCCAGCCATCATTAATGATGTCCATCACGTTGCCCTGATAGTGCTTGCCGGGGCTTTCAGTAGGTAATAAGTCACAGCTAACAGCATCGTGCCCGCGCTGTGTAAATGCATCCCTTACGGTGCCTGAAAACTCACATGCAATTAATACTTTCATGCTCTATCCCCCATACTTTTCATTGCTTCCATTGCTTTTTTCGCAGTTGGAAAGGATAGATCGGTTGAGCTATCTTCGTTAAAGGAAATGCACAGCACCGATGGCTCTTCAAGTGAAGATGGAGAATCAAAACCATCAGCGGAAACAAGCAACACAATTAGACTGCTGCCGTTATTTGACCAGATATAATCACAATCGCCACCAGTGGCGACGGCTTCCAGCCCTAGCTTCTCAGCATATTCCATAATCTCAGGTGAAATGTTCATTACTTTATCCCCCAATTTGTGAAGGTTTCAATCATGCCAGCCAATAAAACAGGGCCAGTAGTTACCGCTAGAATTAATGCCATTTGAAAAACCATAGTTGCTCCATTGTTGTTGGGAGTTTAGCTACTCCGACATGGGGTAGAGATAACTCTACCCACAGTCGCAACAACTAAACCTCATCTCCCCAGATTTCATGCTCAATCAGCATCGTTAGATCAAACGGACAGAAATCAAACCCGAACAACTCGTTGACTCTTTGGTTTATTAGCGGCACCTCTTCGTCTGTAAATAGGCGCTTACCTGTCAGGCCGTCAAACATCTCCTCGATGGGATCCTCATAATGAAACGTTCGCTTCTGCTCGACGAGTCCCGTTATAAAAATGATTGCGTCGTGCCTTGTTTTGATAGGTTTTGAAATGTCCATTAGTTGCTCCCCTTGTTTAGTGTTGTAAGAATCCGATAACAGGGGCCACGTCACGTGGCGCAACGCATAGCCCGCAGTTGTTACAGTCAACGCCTCGCTTTGTTTGTGCAGGGCAGATAACAACTTTTTTGCCCTCGGGCGTCGTGAAGTCCCGACCATCCCACACTGGCACGTCTTTAAACTTCTTTACGCCTTCCATTTTCATGGGTAGGACTGCAGCCACTCGCCAACCGTTATTGATGTGTTGATCGGCCTCTGGTAAATCACAGGATGCCATTGCAAGGCCTTTCAAGTGACTACCCTTACCACTAGCAAAATGAGTGTAGAGAATCAGACCCTTGAGGCCGAACTCTTGGATCTCGTCGTGGTACGATTGCACCGTTTCACGGTCGATAGCAGATGGATCACCACCTACAGCACCGCGAACATAGTTTGCAGACCGTACGCTATTGTTCAGCGCATTTTCTAGCGTATACTTTTCAGGGTTCTTGGCATGTCCGCGAGTCATGGCGCCATGACCCATTTGACTCGAACCTTTCCAGTGATAACAAGCGGTGTCCAGTAGCGGACAACCTTCACAGGATTTTTTGGCGATGTCGCGAGTCTGCCCCACATAACCTTGCGGTATATTTCCAGTCTTTGGATTCTTAGATGTACCGACCCATATCATCTTGGTTTTCATAGTTGCTCCATAGTTGCGGCCAGTGTTTCCACCAGCCACTAGAAGCATGACACCACCAATTGCATATTGCAAGCGAATAATGAAAGAAAGTTTGCAATTGCAGACTAATCACAGGCTAGTCACCTGTTTATTTTTTTTGCATGGTGCAACCTGGCGAGGCCCTTACGCGCGCGCGTGCATGTACATGTGCGCCAGGTGTGCGCGTGTGTTGAGTGTATGTTAGTGCCTACCCCGTAGGGGTAACCGGGGCAAGGCTGTTGGGTGTTGGTTGGGTGGGGTTGGATCTGCTTACCGACGGTCCCTGAATTTTCCGTTTCTGGAGTCGGCATTTTTTCACCCGGTCAACCCCGGCTGAGAATCACCCGGCCAGCCGTCAACCAACCGACCGGTCAGATGACAATCGCCCGCACCGTTCAATTGACTACCCCCCCC